GGGCGCTTGCAACGAACTCGCCGCCCGCCTTCTTGACACCGGCGGTCGACAGAGCGGTCTGCGTCGCCTTCGACACGAGCGGCGTCAAATAGCCGTCCTCGATCAGCGCGCGAATGTTCACCTCATAGGCGACGTCGTCGAACATCTTGTCCTCGCCGTCGGTAAGGCGCCCGCTATCGAGCCGATAGTCGGTCGCGGTCAGGCCGAGCATGCGCATGTCGGAGTTGAGCGCACGCATCGCCGCCAGGAACTTCCCGTACATCGTCGCGGATTTACGCGGCACCGCGTGCGCCTCGTCGATGATGATGAGGTCGGCGGCGCCGATGATCTCGGCCTTGTTCCAGACCGACTGAATGCCGCAGAAAAGGATTTGCTGCCGCGTGTCACGCCGACCAAGCTGCGCCTGGTAAACGCCCGCCGGCGCCCAGGGCCAGAAGGACAGCAGTTCCTCATAATTCTGCCCGACGAGCTCGGCGCTATCGACACGAAAGATAATGCGGATGCCGGGATAATCGTCGAACAGGCGACGCATTATCGTGCCGAGCACGCCAGCCTTACCGCCGCCCGTGGGAATGACGATCAGCGGGTTTCCACCGATCTCCCCCCAATAGTCGAAGGTCGCGTCGATCGCCTCTTGCTGATACGGCCGGGGTTGCCAGGTCATGCCGCACGCTCCCGCCGCGCCGAGAATGCGCAAATGGCATGCTGCACGCGCCACCCGTTGAGGTAGCGTTCGAAGTGACCGTGTCCGGCGGGGCAGAGTTCGCCGCAACGGTAGCAGGTGCCCGGAAATTTGTTCCTCATGCGAACAACCTCACCTGTCCCGCACCATCATCCCTGGCCGCGGGCACCCTCTTCGCCGCGAGCGCCCGCTTGCGCGTCGCTGTTCCCCTGTTCGCCAATGCAAGGCGGGATCGGATGTCCTCGACGTATTCCCCTTCGCGCTCGATCAGGATGCAGCGGAACCCCTCAAGGAAAGCCGCCTCGCCCGTGGTGCCGGAGCCGGCGAACGGGTCGAGCACCGTCCCGCCTGGCGGCGTGATGAGGCGGCAGAGATATTGCATCAGATCGACCGGCTTGACCGTCGGGTGCTTGCTGCCGATGCGGTCCATGGCATCTGCTTTTGCGCTGTAGAAAAAGCGGGCTGCGGATCCGGAGTCATTGCGGGCCGGGTGGTCAAGCGCCGGCCGCATGCCGCCGAAAATGCCATTCGGTGATTGGCGACAATTGCCGTGCGCCCTCAAGTCTCCTTGCTGACCGTTGCTGTCGGGAAAGGCATCAACCACATCTTCACTGCCGTCGTGAACGACGTTTGCAGGCCAGCGCCCGACATATTCCTTTGCTTCACCTTGAGTGCCGCGCCGCGCGGCACTCGTGTCGGCATGGCCCAGGCGGTTGCCGGAGCATGGGGCAAGCGACGTAAATGCGGCGTGGCGCACTTCGTCTCCAACTCGACAGCCATCAACATTGAGCGAGCCAACGCCCCAATCCGCAAGGTTTCCCGCAATGGTGCCGCACAATGGCTTCCGCGCGAGTACCCACGGCTCGCATGCCGGCTTTAGTGCCGAGCCGGCCATGATGCGCGCGAGGCGGTGGAATTCCTTCCACGTTGCCCGCTGCATGCGGCGCGGTAAGCCAAGCATTCCGTGGAGGGGCGCATGCGACTTCGGAAACCCCGACCCATAGAGCCATGACACCATGTCGCGGATTTCGAACCCCGCGTCCTCGATCGCGCAGGCGAGGCGGTGATAGGTGCGCGTACCAGATGCGGCGATGACGTGGCCGCCCGGCTTGAGCACGCGCATGACCTCGGCCCAAAACTCGACTGCGAAGGCGGTTTCGCCGGTGTCCCAGGTGCGCCCCATGAAGCCAGCGCTGGCACGCTGGTATGCCTCGTTGCCTTTGGCCGGTGCCGCGTTCTCGCCACCGAACCGCTTGACGATCGACACGAGCGCATACGGTGGGTCGGTCACGACCGAATCCACACTATGGTCCGGCAGTGCCTTGAGCACATCTCGACTGTCGCCGTGGGCCAGGCGAACCGCGCCCCCGAGGTGTTCTTCAAATGTCATAGAGCCCACCGCCACCCCTTGCCCCAAACGGTCTTGATCGGATCGGGAATGCCGAGTTCGCGCAGCAGCGTGCGGAAGCGGCTCACATAGACCGTGATAATGTTGCCGTTCGATTCCGTGCCGATGCGGTTCTCGAGCGCCTCAACACCCATCACGCGACCATCGGCAGCCGCGATGCTGTGGATCAGGATGTTGATCGCCGGCGGTAGCCGAACCAACCTACCGGCGTGATAGATCTCGCCGCGCGGGTCGAGCCGCCAATCGCCGCTTTCCACAATCTCATCGCGAGCGAGATTGAACCCGCACGAAGGGCAGCAATTCATTCTGAATCCCCCTCTACAGCAACCGGCGCCTCGGCCTGGTCGCGGCCGTCGATCCACGTCCGACCGTCGCGGAGCGTGTAGGAAATTGTCTCGGCCTCATCGTCGACGTCGCCCATCTCGCCGGGCACAAGGTCGGGCACGTAAAGGTGCGCCGGGCACGCTGCCCGCTGCTCGTCGATCGTCAGGGGCTTCGTCCACCGCGCGCACGACCATGCGGCGTCGCCGCTCATGTCGGGTGCGCTATGCAAGCAGGTGCGGCAGTTAAGACGGGCAAAAGAGAGGCCGCGGCATATCGGCTTGGCCCTGCACCATTGGCACACCGGCGACTTGTCGCTCGTTGACACCGGCGCGGGCGGTCGCTCCATGCCGAGGATGCGCTCGAGGCGCGCCATGAGGTGGGTGCACCAATCATGATCGTACTCGACGCGCTCGCAATAGAGCGCATCCGTGTCCTTGCAGACGGCCACGTAAAGCGCGCGATCGATGCCGCGGATGTGCATATAGACTTGGCATTGTGCCCAATGCTCGAATTTGCCGAGCTTGACGGTCCCGGCCTTGAGCAGTGCGTTCCACGATTTCAAACCGTGAGATTTGCACTCGACGACGTGCACCTTGGCCGGTGCCTCGGGGACGCCAGAGGTGGCGATCCCGTCGAGTTTGCCGCGGACGTGGCCGGCGAGTGCCCTGGCCAGGAATTGCTTTCCGGTATCCGGGTCGACGTCATAGACCTCGATCCCGGCCCGGCGCAGGTCGGCGATAAGCCGTTCTTCCTGGATGTGACCGGTTTCGAACAGGCGAAGCATCCGCCCGTCGAATTGCTCCTGTGCCGGAGCCCAATGCAGCTTCAGCCACAAGGCGCGGTCGCACTCGCTCCCCAGGTCAGAGGGCGAGAACCCAAGCCCATCCCACGCCTCGTTTTCCGCTTCGCGCGCGGCATAGACGAGGCCAGGTATCCGACTTTGGGGCTTGGGAAACGCGACCATGTCAGGCGATCGCCACCAGCACGGCTTCCGGCGTCCAGAGCTCGACGAACTCGCCGTCGAGATTGATCGACAGCACTTTCACGTCGGCGCCGTTTTCCGACAGGGCGCAAACGACGCCGCGCTTGCCGACGTGATCCTCGCCGAAATGCTCGACGTGGCGTTGTTTGCCGATGCGCGCAAACTCGACTTCGTCGCCCTCGCCGAACGGGCGTTCGGCGTAGCGGCGATCCCATTCGGCGCCGAGCACGGCCATTTCATTTTCCGCGGTGACGAGCACACGCTCGGTGCGCACGACGTTCACTTCGATGGGCATGACTTCTCCTTTCCCGCAATCACGGGCTTTTCATTTTCTGCTGGGGGTGGGGCGGCCGAAGCCGCCCCTATCAGGCTATTTCTTGGCCCACGGGCGGCTGCCCGTGGCGGCAGGCGCCGGCGTCGGCGTCGGGGCTGGCGCGGGTTCCGCCTTGGCTGCGGGCGGGTTCATCGCTTCGGCGGCCTCATCCTCGGGCATGCCGTCGTACATGAACTTGGTGACGATGTTTTTCGTCATCTCCTTGTTGTGCTTCTTGGAGAAGTACGTCTCCTGGCCGACCCGCGCGTGGAACGGACGGAAGTCGAGGTCGGACGTGTCGATTAGCGTCGAATAGTCGACGCCGGCAGCCAGGCACATCGCCTTGAGCGTGCCCTGCGCGATTGCCTGCGCCTGCGCGCTCTCATGCTGGATGCTCGTGATGCCGCCGAAGAACCATGTGTCCTTGTACGGCCCGCTCACGACATAGAGCTTGTTTTCGTAATTCTGGCCCTTGCCGCTGGCGCTGGGCTTGACGTCGCCTTCGCGCGCCTCGAGCTCGTAGATGTCGTCGGGCAGGATCGTGACGGTGCCGCCACCGCCCGCCGGGTTGTTGTTGACTTCCGCATCGGGGTTGAGATTGCCGAATCCGGCCATGGGTCGTTCCTTCGCTTGGGGGTGGGTCAGTGGTGGTTGATGAGGAACGCCAGGGCCGCGACGGCCAAGGCGAATGCGAGTGGTGGCCAGGGTGGCCGCGGAAGCGCCGCAACCATCAGTGCACCGTCGGCGGGTCTGGCGGGTCGCTGTCGAGTACCTGCTCGGCAACGGCGCGCACAGCAGCGCTGGCGTCCATCAGGGCAACGGCGTTGGCCTCGGCGGCCATCGCCACGCGGATCGCGGCGTCGAGGATGTCCTTGGGGTCAGTCATGCCACGGGTCGCTTTCGCGGACGGCCCGGATGACGTGCGCCACCCCGTCGAACATCAGGATCAGAAGGACGACTGCACCGGCAAAGTGCCAGACGTTGCCGAGCACGAATGAGAGAGCGGTCATTTGAAAAATCCTCCCGCGTACAGCAGGCCGATCGTGATGGAGGCGTCGAGCGCCCAACTCCAAAATGAATACCGGCGTGCCTCACCGTCCTTGGAGAGCATGATGCCGCCAGTTATCGCCATCAGGACGATCAG